GCGTGAAGGACGGGCTGGTGAACAGCGGCGGCGCCACGCCGTGGTCGGTGGTGTGGAGCTGCAACGGCACGACCGGGCCGACCAACTCGAGCGATCACACCGATCGCTGGACGTCGCAGACCGCGTGTACGACGCGCGCGAGCGTCGCGGCGGCGGCGCAGAGCTGGGTGGTGCTCTCCGACGGCAACGGGGCGCAGATCCTGCTGACGTACCAGGGCGCTACCGACGACGTGGCGCGCCTCGCGTACTCGCCGAGCGCCGCGTATGCGCTCGCTGGCACGACGACGAACCAGCCCACAGCCACCGACGAGGTGGTGTGCAGCGGCACCAGCACCTGGCTGAACACCGCGACGTCCGCCGATCGCGTGTGGGATCTGATCGCCACCGACGACGGAAAAATGTTCCGCGTGATGGTGTGGCGCTCGAGCGTGCACGTCTGCCATTTCGGCGTCGAGGCGTGCACGGACACCACGATCGGCGGGATCGGCGTGTCGTTCTCGCCAGCCATGTACGGGTTTTTCGTGCTGGGCAACGGCACCGCCGGCGGCGGCACGACGTTCACCTCAACGAACAGCAACCACGTGTACTCCGCGAACGCGCGGCAGCGCGTCGCGCACGCGAGTGTATCGAGCGTCGCCAAGACCCTGAACCTCGGGATCTCGTGCGAGTCGCTGGACTTCTGGACGTACGCAGCCGGGCAGTCGCAGGACGCGCAGGGGGCGCCGTACATCATCTCCTATGGACTCGGTGACGCGACTGCTGGTCAGCGCGGGCGCTGGGGTAACGTGATCGACTGGTACCTCAGCGCGGACACGGTGTCCGAGGGGACCATGACGAGCGACAAGAAGTGGATCATGTTCTGCGGCGGCAGCGTTCCCGCGTCGTCGGGATCGTCGCTCTGGCCGTGGGATGGAGTTACCACGCCGGTGATCGCGTGACCGTCAGCGGATCGATCTTCACGTCACTGACCGCGTTTTACGCGGACCGCATGACTCTGCTCGGTTCCACGTTCACGATGCCGCACACGCCGATCATTCCGACGAGGGATCCCATGTATTACGAGATGGTCCAGAATACCGCGTTCAACCTGGTGGTGACGTTGCGTTCGCGCGCGTCCTACGGGATGGATGGCGTCGCTGGCCTCAGTACGTCGGCGATCACCGTGACCACCTATCGCGACGGCGGCGCCGGCGTGGTGATCACGCCGACGATTACCGATCTCGGGAGCGGTCAGTACAAGTTCGCATTCAGCAACACCGTTGCTGACACGCTGGGCGAGCTGAACATCGAGATCAAGCACGCCGACGCACTGCCCGAGCACCTGCGGATCCGCGTGCGCGCCGCGGACGCGACGCTCGCGAACCAGACGGACATCAGCAACCGGATCCCGGCGGCGCTGGACGGCAGCGGCAACATCAAGGCACAGGTGAAGGGGATGGACGCCAACACGGTGACGGCCGCCGCGGTGGCGACCGACGCGATCGACAGCGACGCGATCGCCGCCAGCGCGGTCGCCGAGATCCAGAGCGGTCTGGCGACCGCCGCCGCCCAGGCGACGCTCGCGACCGCGATCGCCGGCGTGCAGGCCGACACCGACGACATCCAGACCCGGCTGCCCGCGGCGCTCGTGGGCGGCCGCATGGACGTCAGCGTGGGCGCGCTGCAGGCCGGCGGCACGACGGCGATCGCGGCCGCGGTGCTCGATCAGCTGTGCAGCGGACACCTGACCGCCAACACCGTTGGTGAGGCGATCTGGATCGCGTTCGCGCTCGCAAACGGCATGTACATGGTGGACAACACCACCAACACCAGCGACGGCCTGACCGCGGCGCGGCTGCGCGTGTTCACGTCGCAGGCACAGGTGGCCGCCGCGACCGACGGCGGCAGTGGCGAAGGCGAGATCGCCACGATCTCGATAGCCGCGACGTACGACAGCCCCGGCAAGGTCAACACGTACAAGGCGAGGCGCACGGCGTGAGCGCTGGCCTCGCCACGCACGGGATGATCGGCGGCGGCGCGGTGGACGCCACGGCACCGACGATCTCGAACATGTCGCCGAGTCCGAGCGTCGCGCCGGGCGACCCGGGCGGGTTCCCGGCCAACTACCACGCCGCGCGGGTGACGCCGATCGAATTCGACGTCACCGACACCACCCCGGGCGTCGCGCTGATCATCGTCTGGTGCAAGTTCTCGAACCGCACCGACACGCTCGTGGTGTACGACGGCGCGAGCCTGCTCTGGCCGTTCGACACGTCCACGATCACGCCGATCACGAACGGCTACCACTTCAGCGTGCTGCCGCGCGGCGGCTGGCCGCCCGACTGCACGATCTCGTTCCATTGCAGAGCGATCGACCAAGCCGGTAACATCGCGACGGACGGACCATGAGCGGCTACGACTTCAGCATCCCGAGCGGCGGCAGCGCGGCGTCCACGCAGGTGGGCGATCGCTCCGATCAGCACGCCAGGATGTGGGGTCGCGATATCTGGCTGGACGTGAACGACGGCAAGCACGCCGACGTGGCGACCACGGCCGCCGGCGATCTTGCGCTGGTCACCGGCCGCGAGGCGCTGCGTCAGGCGATCATCCGCCGGATCCTCACGAACCCCGGCGAGTGGGCGCTGCTGCCCGAGTACGGTTGCGGGGCGCGCCTGTACATCAAGGAGCGCAACACGCAGGCGAAGCGCGACGAACTGGCCGAGCGCATCCGCACCCAGCTGCAACTCGAGCCGCGCGTGCTGCGCGTGGTGCAGGTGGTGATCGAAGTGCTCGAGGATACCGAGGGGATCTCCATCAACGTCCAGGTGGACCCGCGCGCCAAGAATCGCCCGGACGACTTCCTGGCCGTGGTACTGCAGGTGAGGTGACACCGTGCCCGTAGCTCCCAGCGTCAACGATCTGGTGGATCAGGGCCTCGCCGAGGCCGAGGATCGCCGCAACGATCTGCTGTTCTCGGACGGTGACGTGTCGCTCGCCCAGATCCACGCCGGCGCGGCGATGGCGGACGCGGCCGTGCGGTTCTCGGCGCAGGCGTTCAAGGCGACGTTTATCGACCTGGCCGAGGGCGATGATCTGACGGCGCTGGTGGACGATCACCTGAACCTGCCGCGCCAGCAGGCGACCGCCGCACAGGTCACGCTGGCGTTCTCGCGCACGAGCGCCGGCGGCGCCGGTACGATCGCGGCCGGCACGATCGTGGCGACGGCGATCGCCGCGGACGGCAGCGAGCAGCGGTTCGCCGTCGATAACAACGTGGGCGTGGGCGCCGGCGCGAACGGTCCGTTCACCGCGACGGCCACCGCGGTGACCGACGGCCGCGCCGGCAACGTCGCGGCGGCGGCGATCACGCGCATCGTTGACGCGCTGTTCGATACCACGTTCAGCGTGACCAACGCGGCGGCGGCCGGCGGCGGCAACGATCAGGAGTCCGATCCGCAGCTGCGTCAGCGCGCGCGCACCTTCTGGTCTACCCTGCGGCGCGGCACGCTCGCGGCGCTCGAGTTCGGCGCGCTGACCGTCGCCAGCGTGCGCACCGCGCGCGCGATCGAGGATCCCACCGGCCTGGTGACGGTGCTCGTTGCGGACGAGGACGGCAACAGCACCGCGCAGATGGTGACCGATGTGGAGACGGCGCTCGAGGCGTGGCGATCCGCCGGCGTGGTGGTGACGGTGATCGGCGGCACCCGTCTGCCGGTGGGCGTGTTCGTGTACCTGATCCTGCGCGACGGCGTGGACCTGAACCCGCTGATCACGCCGGTGACCGATGCGATCACCGCGCAGATGGCAAAGCAGCGCCAGGGCGAAACGCTGTACCTGTACCAGCTCGTGCGCGCGATCCTGGACGTCGATCCCGATGGCATCGAGTCCGCGCAGATCGGGCTGGACGTGGGATCGCTCGGTTCCTACAACTTCACCGCCGGCGACACGACGCCGACGAGCGCCCAGACGATCCGGGCGGGAACCATCACCGTGGATCTGGGACCGCTGGTGGTGTAGTCATGGCGCTGACCACCGACGAGCAAGAGCTGCTGGACTTCGCGCTGGCCTCGCTGCCCAGCTGGTTCAGCTCGCCGGAACGCGACTTCGCGATCGAGGGCGGCATGGCGAAGCAGATGGGGGCCGCGCGCGCGCAGAGCGCGTATTGGTTCGCCCAGACGCTGATCGGCGGCGCCACCGGCGCGACGAGCGACACCCCCGACTGGCTGAACCAGCACGCGAAGGATCGCGGCACGCGGCGCCAGGCGAACGAGTCGGACGCGGCGCTGCGCATTCGCCTGCGGCAGTACCCGGACGCGCTGACCCGCGAGCTGCTGCTGTCGATCGTTCAGGACATGCTGACGGACGCCGGCGTGGCCGGCGCGCCGGCGATGGTGGAGCTGCGGCGCGATCGCGCGCACGCCGCGCTGATGTCGCCGCAGTCCAGCACCGGCGCGATCTTCGGGGCCTCGGTCGCGTACCCCGGCAAGCGCACCGTGCACGCAGGATCTGGCCTGACGTCCACGTGGCAGGCGCCGCCGCTGTTCGGCCAGGGCGTGGTGCACCTGGACGGCGTGGTGCACAAGATCGTGATCGCCGGCGCGAGCGCCGGGAACAACGGCACGTTTACGATCGAGGCGCTCGAGGGCGACGCCGCGGTGATCACGAACGGCAGCGGCGTGAACGAGGTGAAGCCGCTGGCGACGTGGCGCGTGGATCGCTACGACGGAAGCGGCAACCTGCTGACCGCGGGGGCCGGACGGCTCGAGGCGTACTGCGATCGCGGCTACCGCTGCGGCAGCACGTACCCCACAATCCTGCTGATCCTCCCCTACGGAACGAGCGCCGCGCTTGCGGCGAGCGTGCTCGAGACGGTACGACAGCGCAAGGCCGCCGGCGTGCGCGTGATCGTGGAGCGTCGGCAATCACCATGACGAGGACACCATGAGCACCGACACCTGGGCGCAACCGATCTGGCAAGACGGTGAGGGCATCCTGCACTCCGACCTGACGGCGGCGAGCAAGATCAACCTGGCACGCGTCACCGATCAGATGCTGCAGCGCCTGGTGGGCACGATCGCCGCCGACACGGACCCGGAGATCGGGTGGGAGGTGGGCGGCGCCGGCGGCACGGACGACTGGGCGAATCAGAACGTGATCTACACGATGTCCGGCGCGGATTGCGTCGTGCTCGCGAGTCCCGATCACCCGACCGATCACGTGTACATCAGCCCCGGAACGATGTTCCAGTTCGTCAACGGGCTGGATGGCGCCGAGTCCGGGTTCATCCCGTACCAGGTGCTCGCCGGCGACGGCGATTACGCGATCGCCGCGAACGCGAGCGGCAACCCGCGGATCGACATCATCCAGGTCAAGCTCGCCTGGGCGGACAGCGCCACCGTCTCTCGCGACTTCAAGGACGCGGTGACCGGCGCGCTGTCCACGCAGTCGATGTCCGTCACGCGCGGTGTGACCGCGACGATCAGCGTCAAGCAGGGTACGCCTGGTGCGACGCCAAGCTATCCCGCGCCGGACGCCGGCTACGCGATCCTGGGCGCGGTGTACGTCGCGAACGGGTTCGCGGCTGGCGGGTTCGGCGCCGACGCGCTCGGGTTCGGCGCGAGCGTGGGCATCCTGCGGCAGTGCTCGGTGCCGCTCGGGATCGAGGCGATCACGGTGACGCCCGAGGCGTTCGACTACAGCGCGGCGACCAACTGGATCCACAACACGCACGGCGAGGCCGAGGCGAGCGGCGGCGCCGGCACGAGCCTGCGCGTGTGGTGTCCGCGCGCCGGACAGACCAAGCGGATCGTGGGCGTGCAGGTCACCGCGGCGTGGGTGACGTCGGGGACGACCAAGCTGGAGACGATGCGGTGGAGCGCGATCGGCCACTACGCGTCCAGCGGCGTGGAGTACGACGTCAGCGGCACGCTGGTGGTGACCGGCGGCGCGACGCAATCGAAGTTCGCGCACCTGGGCAAGATCGCGGACGCATCGAACAAGAGCAACCCGAGCGCCGCCAACGGCCCGGTGGGCGATCCGCTGTGGGCCGCCGGCGGCTGCAGCGGACCGGCGATCCAGACGGTCAGCAACACAAACAAGTTCAGCAAGGCGCTGCTGAACATCGACGGCGGCAGCGGCACGGTGATCGCCGAGGTAACCTGGTACCTGGCTGGCAAGTAGCAGGCCAGGCGGGATCTGCCCGCCTCACCCTGACAGGGTGGTGTTCCGCGCGTCAGAGCTGCGTGTACGATGGCACCATCATGGCTGCCGATGGCGCCCCGGACGACACGGACGACGAGTACCGAACGCCGCCCCCGTTCGACGTGGCCGGCGCCGCGTGGAAGGTGGCCGATCGAACCGATCGGACGCTCGAGCGGTGGCGCACCCACCTGTTCGGGTTCAAGGACGACAAGAACGACAAGGGCCGGCTGGGGCGGCTGGAGGCGGACATGGACGAGCACACCGTGACGCTGAAGGAGCACTCAGCGCGTCACGAGAAACACGATCGCGCGCTCGATCGCCTGGACCGGATCGGGTTCAAGATCCTGGTGACCACCGGCATCGGCGCCGGCTGCGCGATGGCGATCATCGAGATCGCGATCCGCGTGATCGGCGGCAGTCACTGAAGGTCAGACGGGGATGGCAGCATCCGCCCCATGCGAAACAAGCACTGGGCACAGCTGATCATCTTCACCATCTTCCTGTTCGCCACCGCGCTGTTCGCGCGCGTGGCGTTCGCTGATCCGACCGGCACCACGGCGCTGACGAGCGATCCGCTGGGCGACCTGCAGCGCATGCTGACCGCGGCGCTGGTTACCGCCGTCACCGGCGCGGTGGTCGCGATCGGCACGCGCGCCTGGGACTGGATCGGCCACCACACGATCGGGCGCGCGCTCGAGAACGACGCCGCGAAGCTGGGGCTGCAGAAGCAGCTCGCCGCCGAGGCGGTGGCGTACGTCGATCAGATGGCCCACGTCGCGAACGCCAAGCTGTCGGACACCGCGATCGAGCAGCACGTGAAGGACTTCCTGGCCGCGCACGAGGTGGCCGGCGCGGCGGCGGACGCGGTGCGCGCGCTGATCGAGTCGCAGCTGGGCGCGCGGCGCGCGGCCGCCGAGGCGACGGCGAAGCTGGCCGCGAACGCCAAGAGCATGCAGGACGCGCTCGAGAACGGTCAGCTGGGCAAGGATCTGGCGCGGCTGCGCGCGATGGACGAGGAGGCGGCAGCGAAGGCGAAGGCGAAGGGCAGCGCGGCGCCCGTGGCGCCGGCGGTGGTGCCCGCGTGATCGCCGCCGCGACGAGCTGGCCGCCCAGCGGCGTGTTCCCGCGGACGCGGCGCGCGTCAATCGCGCTGCTGGGCGATCCGACGGGCGGCGGCAAGTACAGCTGCGAGGGCGAGTCCAACGTGGACCCGGCGTGGCTGGCCGCCTGCATCATCGAGCTGCACGGCGCCAACCGCATCCCCGAGATCCCCGAGGCGCTGTATTTCAAGACGCACCGCTTGCTCGAGGGCCTGATGCGCGCCGGGTTCGCGGCCGCGCACCGCGCGTGCCCGGAGTACGTGATCGATCACGACACCGGGTGTTTCGTGCCGCGCCACATGCGCCACAACCCGGACATGCCGCTGTCGCCGCACACGCTCGCCGGCGCCGTCGACATCAACGAGGCCAAGAACGCGGCCGCGTACATCCCCCACCACGAGCTGCCGGAACCGTGGTCGCCCGAGTGGCTGAAGCGCTGGCCGGCCGGGCTGCCGCGATCGTACGTCGGAGCGTGGAAGTCCGTGGGGGCGAAGTGGGGCGGCGACTGGACCGCCGCCGACCATCGCGGCCTGGTGTTCGTGGATCCGATGCACGTGTACTTCGTCGTCTGAGCTGGAACCGGCCCGATCGAACCGCGCCCGCAGTACCGAAGGGGGACAGCGACAGGGGGCGTGGCAGGATCGTAAGGGATGATGCGGCGCTTCTTGCTGTCTCGCGCCGCGGACCGACACGCCGGCAGCTCGTTTGCTGAGATAGTTGACAGAATACAATCTAGGATGCATCCTGCAGGGCATGCGCATCCTGACGACGATTCTGATCACCGCGGCGCTCGCCGCCTGTACCGCCGGCAGCGATCCGGCGATCGACACGCCGGACGCGACCGCGCCGAGCGCTGACGCTGCGCCGGCGGTGCCGCCGCCGGGCGTGACGTCCGAACCGCAGCGGATCGGCAACTTCTGCTTGGTGGTCGGGTGTCAGACCGGCGCCGAGTGCACGTTCATGCTCGCGACGCAGGGCGACGGCTCGAGCAGCTGCTGCTTGTACGATGGCACCTGCGCGCGCGCCGTCGACATCGGCGGCGGCGAGTGCTTTCCGCCCGGCCCGGTGCCGGATGGCGAGCTGTGCCCGAACGACGCGAACGGGGACGGCATGTGCGTGTCCGCCGATCTGCGCTGGTACAGCCTCTGTCCGTGGCAGGTGTAGCAATGTCGCGCCCGAGCGCGGCGGCGCTGATCGAGTTGCTGGAGAAGTGGGAGCGCACGGCAGCGCAGCGCCGGCAGCAGGCGGCTGGCCGGTTCGATGGCGCCGCGCAGTACGACGACGGCACGGCGGCGGCGTACGTCGCGGCCGCGAACGACCTGCGGCGGCTGCTCGGGCCGCCGTGGGACATCGGACTGCGCGATGGCTGACCTGCGCGACCTGACCGACGATCCGCGGGTGCAGGCGATCCTGCGCGCCGATCTCGAGCGCATCGAGCGCATGCTCACGCACGAGCCGTTGATCGACTGGGCCGCGCTGGCGACGGCCGGCGCGCGCGATCGGTACCGCGACGAGCGCCAGCACCCGGAGTGGGTTGACATCGGCGGCGAGGGCGGATAGATTGTTCGCCCGCAACTAACGACAGGAGCGACGACACATGGGACTGAGCAACGCACAGCAAGAGATCCGACGCCTGGGGTACGGCGGCAGCGACGTGGGCGCGATCATGGGCAAGAACCCGTGGAAGCGTCCGTATGACGTCTGGGAGGACAAGACGGGCCGCGCGCCCGCGCGCGAGTCCACCGAGCGCAGCCGCAACGGCCACCGATTCGAGGCGCCGGCGCGCGCCTGGTACGTGGAAGATCACCGGCCGGGCGCGGTGATCCGCCAGCCCGGCACGATCGTGCATCCCACGCTGCCCTGGTGGCTGGGCACGCCGGACGGCATCGTGTGGAACACCGAGCTGGCGATGCTGCGCGGCGACGAGCCGGATCGCGGCATGGAGATCAAGACGCACACGATCCACCTGCGGCACCTGTACGGCGACGCCGGCACCGATCAAGTGCCGCCGTGGGAGCTGCTGCAGTGCGCGTGGTACATGGGCTGCACCGGCCTGCCCGAGTGGGACCTGGTGGCGTTGATCGATGGCGAGTTCACGCCGTACACGATCCGGCGCGATCTCGAGCTGGAGCAGATCCTGGCCGATGCAGTGCAGCATTTCGACGAGCGTTACGTCAAGGCCGGCGTGCCGCCGCCGCCGGACGGCAGCGAGAGCTACGCGGCCGCGCTGCTGCGCAAGCACCCCAAGCACCTGGGCGAGCAGATCGTGGAGGCCGACGAGGCGATCGCGGCGGCGGCCGCCGAGCTGCGCGAGCTGCGCATCGAGGAGGCGTCGCTGAAGCGCCGCAAGGAGCTGATCGAGCAGCACATCAAGGAGGCGATCGGCGACGCCGCCGGGATCTCGTTCCCGAACCCGGAGGGGAAGGGCACGGCCAAGATCACGTGGAAGCGCTGTGCGGACTCGATGGGCGTCGATTGGCAGGCGCTCGCGATGCAGGCGCTGACCAGCACGAACCTGACCATCACCGCGGCCGCGCAGCGCATCGAGGAGCTGGCGAGCGCAGGCACGATCACGCAGGACATCGGCGGCGAGCTGTTCTCGATCCTGGGCGTCGCGGTGCAGGAGCTGGTGCTCGAGGATCTGAAGGCGAAGTACACCAAGATCACCAAGGCCGGATCGCGGCGGTTCAACGTGCCGCGCAGCTGGACCGGTGGCGAGGAGTAGCGCCGTGGCGAGCGATGGAACGGTGGCCGCGCTGGCCGAGATCGTGGCCGAGCAGCGCGAGACGATCCGCCAGCTGGCCGCCGATGATCGCGCGCACCGCGAGCAGGTCCGTGATCTCGAGGCGCGCCTGGCCGCGTGTGGCAGCACGATCGATCACCTGAAGTGCGCCGTGGACAGGCACAAGGAGGACGCGGTGAAGATCGGCCACGATCGCGACGCGAAGGCGCGGGCGCTCGGCGGCTGGACCCGTGGCGGCAGGGCGACCGCTACGCCACGCAGCGAGGTGCTCGAGTTCGCGGACGACATGGAACGCAAGCTGCGCGAGAACGACCACAAGGGCGGCTGGGACGGTGACGAGCCCAAGGCGCTGCTGAAGCGGCTGCGCGAGGAGGTGGACGAGCTGGCGAAGGCGCTGGCGAGCCCTAACCGGCAGAACGATCGCGTGATCGACGAGGCCGCCGACGTCGGCAACTTCGCGATGATGATCGCGGACGTGATCAGGCGCGAGGGCGGCTAGCCGTGGCTGACAGGAAGATCACGCGCGAGGAGGTGATCGGCAAGCTGAAGGCGATGCGGGATGCCGAGCTGAAGATCGACGATCTCGACATCCTGAACAACACGCCGGCGTTCGAGGCGGCGATGGCCGCCGGGCGCGCGTGGCACGAGGCGCTGGACCAGTACGAGCGCGATCACGGCCACCCGTTCCGGTAGGATTGTGGTACGAGTACAACATGGCAACCGACAGGGGTGACGACATGGACAACGGAAATGGTCAGCTGATCCCGATGGGGCAGACGAACCCGGCGATGGGCACGCGCCAGGGGTTTGGCGAGGTGCAGACGTACCGCGGCGCGCAGACGCAGAGCGACGCGCTGGCCGCGCAGGCGAAGGCGGCCGTGGAGGCGCGGTACGTGCTCGCGATGCGGCGGCCGCGCGACATCGACACCGTGCGCGTGACGCTGATCCGCGAGTGCTCGCGGCCGTCGTTCGCGGACGAGGCGCGGTACTCGGTGCAGC